GGGATTAGTAAATTTGCTTCGGAAAAGGGCCGATTTTGTGCGTTTTTCACTAAATATCATCCCATTTCTTGCATGTAATGCCACATAACGCCACATAACCTCACGGGCATCTGTGGTAAATTCTGTGGTAAATTCAGAAAATATCGGTCAAACTTTCGAGCCTTGCGAAGCTTGCCTTCTTGCGCTCCGTGTTCGACTCATTGTACACATCCATCGTGGTGGAAATATCCGCGTGGCCCATGATCTCCTGGATCAGCTTCAAGTCCGTCTCGTTCTCACACAGCCTGGTGCAGAATGTGTGACGAAGCTGGTGAACGCTGAACTTTGGAATAATCAGCGGTTCGCGGTTCTCCGACTTGGCGGCTTCCATCTCCATTGCGTTATGGTCTTCCACGATCCGGGCGATGGCGCGATTGACCAGATGCGGCCCAAGTACCGTTCCGAAGCGGTTTTGCCAGATGAATCCAGTATAGCCATCCACTTCATCCTTGCAAAAGCCGGTCTTCTCCTGCCGCATATACTCATTTTGAAGCTCGCGGCGAACGTTCTGGAACATCGGGATCACGCGAATGCCATTGCGGGTCTTTGGCGTGGTAATGTGAAACTCAACCTTGCCGCTGTCCTGCAAGCGGTAGATCAGGTTGTGGTTGATGGAGATGACGTTCTCCTTCCAGAGCACATCTTCCCACCTAAGCCCCAGCATTTCGCCAACACGGCATCCAGTCCCGAGTAAGCACGCAAACAGCGGATTCCAATGACTGTACTGCTTGCTGGTCTCCACAAAGGCCATAAAGGCCCGCTGCTGCTCCTCGGTCAACGCATGGCGCTTTGGCTTTTCCCAGTCGTTGGAACGCTTGAGATCAGCCATAATGCCGTCTGTCGGGTTGATACGGATCAGTCCGTCCCGCATGGCGATGGTAAACACCGGATGAAGGATCGTGTGTACAATTTCGACGCTGTTCGGTTTGAATCCTATGTCGTGAAGCAAGTGGTTGAAGAACTTCTTCATGGTGGTAAACTTGATGGATGTCATAGCCATGTTGCCGATCTCGTTCCGCACGTACTTATCGTACATATATCGATAATTGGTGCGGGTGGATTGCTTGAGTTCTGGCTTATTGTTGATATAGTCATCCCACCGGCTGTTGAGCGTGACTTTCTGCTGCGTAAGCAGGCCGTCCTGCACATCCCGGGTCAGCTGACGTTCCATCTCCCTCAGGCTTTGGCAATCGCGTTTACCTTCGGGTGCGACATCCGTCTCCGTAAGCCTCCATGAATAGATACTTCTCCGGCAGTTGTTCACGTCATAGTATCTGTATTCGTAGCGTCCGTCTGCCTTCTGAATTTCCCCGTCCCTCAGGATTCTTCCTTTGGTATCCTTTCTTTTCGTTGTCATGGCTGCCTCCTTACGCGAGCCACGGCACCATCAAGAAATTCTCAGACGCAGATAGTATAACATATCGCGACCGATTTCTCAACCGCCGCGGCACTGATTTTTTCTCAGAGTGTGTTCAAAGAATCGATAAACTGTTCAAACTTTTTTCGTTTGATCTGGGCATGCGTCTGGTTCCACAAGACCCAGTCGGCAGTTTTGTGCTGGCTGATCAGCTTGCGGAGCCGATTTACGCCGATGTGAAAATATAACGCCGCCTCCTCGACGGACAGGACGTACTTTTCACAGATAGGGATCTTAATTTCCACAAATTCACCTCCAAGTCAAGAAAAACCAAAAGGGAAAGTGCCCGCCGCGTAGACGAGCACCTTCCCCTCGATAATATCATTTAGTCGTCGCCGTTCAGAAGCTCGTTTTCCTTCTTGTACTGCGCGGTGGAGATGCCCAGGATGACACCAAGGAAGGTGTCTACGGCGGTAATCGTACCGACCACTTGTTCACCGTAGGGAAAGTTCCAGATGCCCGCCAGGGCGAAATAGAGCGTTCCCAGGGCAGGAAGCAGATACTGAGCGATCCACTTGAGGACATCGTAGGTCTTGTTGCTAAGCATGGTCAATCATCCTTTCTTTTCCAGGTTCGCAACCTTTTCTTCGAGCACGGGAACCCTGCGAGCGAAGTTATTATGCTCCCGGACTTCCCGTGTAAGCTCTTCAATTTTGGTATCCGTGACTGCCTGATGCTTTTCCAGCTTTGCATCAAGCCTGGCATCAGACAGTTCAGATTCCTTGTCCAGCTTGGCATAGAGCTCTTTGCTGGACTGCTTGGCGATAAGGAGTTGGGCGATAACGGCAAATACGCCGGTGATCAATGCTACGATAACTGCTTCGCTCATGCTGATCACACCACCACGACCTTAGAATAGTTGGGAGATACCCAACAGATCCGCTTCTCCATACGGATAGCGTGCCAGCCAGTCGTGGGAGACGTAGCGACCCACTCAAACTTATCCCCCTTCTGAACATAGCCGGTGGTATCGTACTTCTGCGAATCACCGATACGGGCGTTCACGGAACCGGTCGTAATCTCCACGATCTTAGTGCCGACCGCGAAGGTGGGCTGTTCTTCAACAGGAGTGGGAGCGGGTTCCGGCTCAACAACCGGCTTCAAAGCCTTGACGGTAGCGGCATCCACCGTTCCGTTGACGGTCAGACCATTTGCGGTCTGGAAAGCCTTGACGGCATTCAGGGTCTTGGTGCCGAAGTCACCATCAACACCGTTCTTGGCTGCGCCGTAGGTACCGAGATTGTACCCGAGTCCCACGAGGATCTCCTGAAGCTCGGTAACGTCTTCACCCTTATCGCCCTTGGCCAGCGTGCGGTCCCCAAGCTTAAAGACAACGCCCGCGACCTCTCCGCTCACGTAATTCAGCATCGAGGCGGGCAGCTGGCCCCAGTTGGTCCACTTACCGGCAGTGACCTTGGCCTTTACGCAGTCATAGTTGAAGCCCTTCATCTCAACTGTATAGCCGTCGCCGACATATACGCCGATGTGGCCGCTCTTCCAGACGATCAGACCAGGAATATCCGGGATCGTGGAAATCGGTCCGGTTTTGACGCACTTCTTGTACATGCCATTGGCGCTAACATCCGGGCAGTTGTTGGCGCCGTACTTGCTGGCGCCGTCCAGCTTGCCGCTGAGCCAGAAGAAAGCTTTGATGAGGCCAACGCAGTCAGCGCACATGCGGCCTTCGGCGATGTCCTTCTTATATCCGCCTTCCCGGGCGGCAGTATAGTGCGCCGGATACTGGTTCTTTTTGCTGTTGTAGCGGCTGGTCGTGCACTTGTAGCCGCAAGTACCGTACCAGTACACCCACTTTGCGGCGTACACAGCCAGGCAGAAAGCCGCAAATTCCAGATTGGTGAACATGGGGTTCTCCTCCTTCAGTTTTTCTTCTCCATTTTGACCGGAGCCAACAAAGTAGCTCAGGGGTTTGGTGCCGGTCAGCAGATTCAGATCGACTCTGCCGCTGACACCGGCCAAAGAGCCCTTGCTGGTGTACTGCCAAAGGTCATGAGGATGACTGGACTTGTACTTGTCGTCCGGAACATTGCCATCGTTCTTTCCCCAATGAGGAATCCACATGATGTCGCACATACCGATGGCCTTACCGGCCCAGTTGTAGCGGGTGTTGATGTAGAGACCGATCTTCTCGCATCCCCCATCACGAAGCGCTTGTAGGAAGGCGACGCATACGGCCTCAGTCGTGGTTTTTGTCTGGGCCTCATACTCGATATCGGCAATGTAAAAGGCGGGCTTGCACTTTTTTGCGGCGGTTACCTTGAGGAAGACCTGCGCTTCCTTGACCGCATCCGCAGCCGTACCGGCCTTGACATAGTGATAAGCGCCGAAGGGAATGCCATTCTCGATGCAGGCATTCACATTGCGCTCATACTTGGTGTCTTCGCTGGTTCCGCAGCTTGCCCGCAGGATCACCAGATCGAGTTCTTTCGCGGCTTCAGACCAGTTGACGTTCCCTTGCCATTTGCTGATGTCAGCAATCTTTCCCATCTGATCCATCACCATCCTTCCACAGGCTCCTGTAGTATTCGTCCATTCTTTGCAGCAGCTGTTTGCTGTTGCCTTTGGCCGCATGATTCTTCCAGTCCCTGTAACACTCGTCCACTTTCTCCTTAGTCCGAAGACCCTTCTTGGCGAGGTGAACCAGCTTGCACAGTTTCTTTCTCTCATGCTTGATGTTGCCGGAATTCAGTGTCATGATGACCTTTCCGGTTCGGGTGAGCCGGTAATGGAAACCGAGAAACAGAATTCCGTCGGATAGCGGGGTTATGCCGGTTTTCTTGGTGTTGAACTGACATTCCAGGCTTTGAAGCATCTGAGCGATGCGAACCTGGCATTCAAGCAGATACTGCTTATCCTCGTGGATAAGAATAAAGTCATCCATATACCGGATGTAATGCTTGATATGCAGTTCTTCCTTGATGAAATGATCCAAGGCGTTCAGGATGCCGATGCCGGCGATCTGGATCATCTGGCTGCCGGGATTGAAACCGATCTCATGGTCATACTGACCGTCCAGAATGCAGACCGCTTGCTTATACGTCCATCCATCGATAACCTTGTGAAAACAATCCTTCACAACCTTGTGGGACATGTTCGGGTAGTAACCCTTAATGTCGCACTTGAGCACATAACCCTGCATGCCGTGCTTCCTGTAGAACCTCTGCAAGAAGCATTTCAGCCTTTCCCGAGCCAAATCAGGGCCTTTGCCTTTCTGGCAGGCCATGTTGTCGTAGATAAAGCTGCGGCTGATCTTCGGATACAGGATGTTATCGTTCAGGCTTCTCTGAAACACACGATCCCGGAAGTGTACGCTGACGATGTCGCGTTCCTTGGGATAATAAACCTTGAATTTCTTAGGTTTCTTCTGCTTGTACTTTCCATTTTGAAGCTGGCGTTCAAGCACAAGGTTCTCTTCGATGTTGTTCAGATAGTAGTGCGCCGGTGTATCCTTCCAGAGCACGCCCTTGATACACTTGAGCGTGGATCTGCTTAGCGCCTCAAAGCCTGCTACACTCTCGAACTCGTCTATGTGATCGCTGACATCCTTCGAGAGGTCTCCGGAGTTTACAGGTTCACTATCCCGCATAGGATAGAACCATCTCCTTCGTATTGTTTAGCGTAAACACGCATGGCATTCGGCTCCTTGTGTCAGATTGAAAATGCGCCGAACCTATGGCCCGGCCATAAGATTTTCTAAGCGGCACAATCCGGGGAGAAACGATTCGCGTTGCTGGCGTTGTTGTTGTTGACATAGCCCGAAGAATTCACATTCCACGTATTATTCGCATTGCCACGATTAGCACTCCGCAAACGCACGTTCTGCGCTCAGCCTACAGCCAAAATAGGGTTAGCATAATTCATCAGCGGGGCATGTACCGCTCGGTGTCGTCATCGATCCAGCCGTGCACACGGTCTTTTACATTCTTGACGAGCTTACCCCAGTATTTCACCCGCTTGCTGCTCAGATGGAACCGCCGATGGGCCAGGTCGATCAAATAAAGAAGGCGCTTGCAGTTACGCAGCGCCTCCCTTTGCAATTTGTTTCGATCCGTATAATCCTGTAGGTGGAATACGGTGCCCATGCGGACGGTCACATCATTTGCTTCCCGGATACCCAGGTAGATGTTCTTCGCGGTTTCGACAATGTCGTCCGTCAGTCCTTTCCTGTATTCAGGCAGGAACACGTTTTCATTGGCAGTGATCTCAAGGGTGTAGCTGGCCAGAAACTCGGCCTTTACAGCCAGTGAGAACTTGCCTTCCTCGCGCTTATCAACGGTTACAGACATTATTCCTCAACCACATAGGGCTCGCCGACGATCATTTCGTATTCCTCGGCGGTGATCCATTCCTTCTCCACGGCGTCATGCACCATGCGCTTGGACCACAGGCCCTTATCGTAGTATTTCTTCACCAGAGCGAACTTCTTACTCCGCATAATTCATGCCCTCCTCGTCTTCATCGTCGAGATCAGAGAGGTCGATGTCCGCCATCATGGCGATGTAGTCCAGTTTGGCGGCCTGCTTTTCCTGCTCAGACGCCTGATCGTTGATTTCCATGCCGGCCACCTCAAGCGCCTGCTTTTCGGCGATGCCCATGGTATTCTTCACATACTGGAACACAGTGTTTTACCTCCATTTTGAATTGTTAAAAGAGATTCCGGGCGGAGCCATATGAGGCGGGCGTTCCGCCCGGATGGGGTGATTAACAGATGACACAAACCGGGGAGAAACGAAACGCGTAGCTGGCGGTGCCGTAGTTGACAT